AGACGAAGGATAAATGATAGACGAAAATATCCGATTAAACGAAGGAAACGGCCCATCATATCCGCGCTGCTCCTCCTCACTCAACGGATTGTTAATCAATCTTGACTACATTAAGGGTATGGACACCTTTAACAAGAACTCTTCTGAATTTCAGGCTATTGGTCATTATGTTATGGATCTGAAAACGTTGATTACCGAGGATATAAACGCGTCTATTTGGACGAGCGTGCAGAATAACAGAAGCGGCGTCACCATGGGTAAGGGCTTGGATGAGGTTAACTCGGAAAATGATGGCCAAATGGGTCTAAGCGACCGAATCATCCAGCAATGCACTCATGGTTTCATCATGCGGTATAAGACAACGGAAGAGTTGGCTCTAGAGGGTAATAGATTTGGCAACATCAAGCTGGTATGTGTAAAAAAACGTCGCCTTGCGGGTAAGGACGCTCAAGATCTGCTACATCCGGTTAAAACGGCTAACGGTAAGTTCATGAATAACTACTTCAATCTTGATACGAAGGGGTTCGCGTATTGGGATAAAGGCGCTTTAGGTAAGATACAATCTCCTTGCCGCTCATACCGCCGATATTCTGATAATAAACGCCCGTTTTTTCCATTTTCTGAATACGCGGCCAGATATCTTCTCGAATCATTTTAACCCACGCAGCGTTTTTGCGCCACTCACGGTTTTGAAGCGCCCAGTAGGGAATAACACCTCCCGACAAAGCACATATCGCGCGCCGCTGGATTTCGTCAGGCGTCATTTCGGCTGCGTCAAGAATAACGAGAGGTAATTGATGTTTCTCAGCTACCGAACTTGTGTAAAACCATGATAATGAGGACTTTCCCACGCCGCTGCGGGCTCCCGTCAGGATCATAGACGAAGGATAAATGATAGACGAAAATATCCGATTAAACGAAGGAAACGGCCCATCATATCCGCGCTGCTCCTCCTCACTCAACGGATTGTTCCCCTCCTCTTCAATCTTGTCCACCATGCCCGTAAATAGATTTAAGTGGTCATTTTTGAAGTATTGGGTATTCACGCTACTCAACGTCTTATCTACAATCCCCACCATCTCATCAAAGGTGTTGGCGTCCGTCTTTAGCAGTTGTTGCTTGGCTGAGTCGCAACTGGCAATGAGTTCGCGCCTTACCGTTAACTTCTTCAATTCTTTAAACAAGTTTTCCGCATCCTCTTTCTTTACCGGCTTGAGTCTCAGAGCATCGAGGTAGATGAAGGCGTCCACACCCAAATCCACATTATAGGTTTTGAGTTTATCGGCCAAAATTACCGGAGTAACCGGTTGCGGCGGCGTCGAATCAAGCTGTTGCTTGATGATTTGAAAGATAGGTTGGTGGACAGTAGAGAAGTCATTTGTGGCGGCAAGAGATACTTCTCCCCAAGATTCTGGATACTGTAAGAGAGAACCTAGAAAATGTTTTTCTACCTCTACATCAAATAGTTTATGTGACATTATTGAAAGATATTTTGATTGTGCCTAGCGGAGAGAACTCCCGCGCAAAAGCCTCTATATTGCCGCCGAAATACGTGACAACACTACCTTTGGTCACGCCGCGCTTTAGAGTTCCATCGGGTAGGAAATAATTCGTCCGGGGAGCTAGAAAACATTGAGGATAATGAAGAAGTGGTTGAAACCATCCCTCCGAAGTTGAAGCAAAGGTAATACAAATCCCTTCACTCATATTACCGCGCTGATATTCCGAAACCATCTTGGCGATCCAAGGGCGATTTGTTTTACGCCCAAAAGGATGATTTAGCCAAACGCGACCTATCCAAGGTTGGGCCAAACCGTCATCTTCAAGAGTAAATATGTTTGTTGCCCCGACTCGTTGATTCGCTACCTTACTTGAATCTGGGTCGAGATCTATTGATCCTAAGACTCTGCGCGCCGCCTCTACGATAGAAGGAGGAGTATAGTATTCAAAGTCGCCCGAATCGGCGTTTATGAGAACGTGGTTTGGTTGAGACATTCACTCAATCTTAGTCTATTTGAGACTTAATGTCAAGATTTAATCCTGTAAAGGAGTGGAGTAGTAAATTGCTTCCAAGCCATTATCTATCTGATATAGAAGACCTTGCGATTGACGCACGCTACCGATATAACCCTTATCGGCGTGCCATTTATCTGGAGGACAGAGAGCGGGAGCAATGCGAACGCGGATACCCTTAATATCATTGACAAACTCGTGATGCTTATCGCCCGTCAAGAACTCAAGATGTTTGAACGCTGATATAGTCGACTGATTCTCACGCATCATGAGAAGAGGTAGCTCGTTTAGTTTGGTGTTTGAACCATGGTCAAAACCAATGAGATTCTTACCAAATGCATGATACTTGCGGCTCTTCGGGGTACTATCCACCGTGACATTTGGGTGATTACGGAACCACGCTTCAATATATTTTCCGAGAAAAAGAGAGACTGTGGAATCGTGATTACCGGGGATAACAACTGCCTTAACCTTAAAACGACTTGCCAGCTTTTCGATACGACTTGTAAGCATATCACCAGCCGCTTCAAACGCCTTCATCAAACGCGAGTCGCTATCCACATACGTTCCTGCCGTCGTTGTGCTCTTATCATTGTCAATCTGGAGCATGTCGGAACCAACGATGACAATAACTTCTTCGATGCGGTCTAACGGAGCCTTTGCCATCAAATCGTTTACGGCCGCGTCGTCGGTTTCGCGAGCAATCTTAATATCCCAATCCGCGCCGCCCGTAGAAGGCCCCCATGCCAACTTAGCGATGTGAAGGTCATGGCCGTTCAAAACGTAGCAACAATCAGACTTGGCTTTCTTCGGTTTCTCGTAAAGAAATGCCGTAGGAGCATATTTAGATGCCTTTTCGGTAAACTGTTCCAACATCTTGTTGATAGTGCTAGCCTCAACCTTGCGACGGAGCCACGCCTTAATCTGCCAAAGAGGGGCTTTCGTAATTTCGCCGGAATCGCTAATTGAACCGTTGGCGACACCGTCCGTATAAGTCATATTAACGATTTTCGCTTTACGACCCATTTCCCACTTATTCACTACATACTTCTCAACCTCCCACACTTGCGTATCGACGCAGCAAGCTTTGAGAAGGTCATCAAGTGTTCGAGGGCTTGCACTAACAAGATCTACTTGTCCCGCGTCGCCCGCGAAAGACATGTGAGCGCCTTGACCAGCGGGAATAGCATCTTCCTTATCTTCGGACTCCGGTGTTATTTCGGGAACCGTGTGTTTAATAGGTTTTTCAAAGTATTGAGCGTAAGCACGGCGAGCTTGACGATCCGAAAGACCTTTGACATTCTGAAGGACTTTAACGCGCTCGGCGCGTGAGAGTCCTGACATTTTTGATTTAAGCGAACTAATAAGCTGAGGAGTATAGATAATAGATGATGCCATAATAAATTAGTTGTCCGGTCGGTCAGGTCCGGGCTATGACCGAGAAATACACGAAGGAAGTGAAGGTTTACAAATCAATATTGTATTTTTCCTTAAACCATTCTTTGGTAAGAGGTAAATCACTTGGTTTAATACGAACTAAAATAAATCCGTTCTTTTCCGCAATCGTATCTTTGTCCAAATCACGCTTAATCTGAGCAAGATAGTTGGTTTCAGTATAAACCTTGCCATGATGAAAAGTGTTAGGCCGATCATGTTGCACGCCATCGCTCTCGATGATGATTTTCCGGGAAAGATTAACAAAATCATATCTCATACGACTTCCGGCTACAGGCCATTCAGCCAAAACACCTTTATCGTTTTTCCAATAAGGACGTAAAAAGTCCAACACATCCTTGGAAAACTTAGATCCTTGCTTACCATCCCAATCTACCTGATAAGGGGTAGTTGGGACGTTTACAAGTTTTCCACTAAGCGTAAGCTGTTTCAAGTTATTCGCCGGAATTGTTAGACTCTTCCAATCCCAACGTCTTACGAAACGTCTTTAAAAGCCACTCAAACACGGCGCGGTCGTTTTCCATATATTCATAAAGAGCGTTAAGTCCCTGAATTTTTGGCTCAATAATCACACCTTCCTTGGCGGCGTCCGCAACAATGGAGGAGGCAAAAGTCAACCACGCGCCAGCCTTAGTAACGAAGCCGTAGGCCAGTGCCATATCCGCTACCTCCATCTCGATCCAAATAGCACAACCAACACGTCCACGTTTGATAGGAACTTTGATAGTAGCTCCAGTTACATCTGTACCCGACTTCTTAATATTGTAGGTGGCCCAAAGACCGACCGTTTTATTCTTCACGGGATCAGGTTTAGCATTAGGATCTTCAAGGATATAATCACCCTTCCAACGCTGACCGAGTTCAAACACGTAGTCTGATTGATGCATTGCGGATGAGCCGCCGCCGCCACTGACTTGGCGAGGACCGGCTTGGGTATACGGGTCCAAGCTAATCGGCGCGCTGTATTGACTTGTAATAACAAGTAAAGCATCGTAGTGAGTTATTGGCAACGCTACGCGGCGAAACAAATGCTTTGTAAGCAACTGAACGCCTGCAACTTTCGGACTTTCTTTACCACTCCATAAATCTTTTTCCGCGTCGGAACGAAGAGTAAGACCATCGAGAGAGTCAATCGCGATAGCTAGATACTCGCCCTTTTCAAACATGTCTTTGAGAAGGGTTTCGATAATGGTCGCAACTACCTCAAACTTGTTGCCGGAAAACACGAAGACCGTGCCGTATTCCCACTCCTCGGCATTATGAACGAATTTCAGCCCGCTACGCTTTTGCATCTCTTCACTAAGACGACCTTCTGCCTTAAAGAAGATGGCTTTCGATTTTGGCATGGTAGCCATGTAATTGGCAAGTAGAACGAGGGTTTCCGAAGTCTTACCGAGTTCCGCTCCCAAACCCGAGAGTCGGACCACACAGCCCGAACGAATCTTGACTTCGGTGTCTAGTTTTAGACTACCCGTGGAGATAATCCTGTGCTTGGGGCGAATGAGATTAAAGTGGTCTGCACTATATTGCTTCATGAGTCCACCAAGGAGGTCTTTGGATGAAACTTCGACTTCTTCTTTCGTATCAGATTTTGCTTTTGCCATAGATGTATAAAGTGTTAAATGTAAATGAGTTAATCGGTATAGCGTGACCAGCAACCGTTGCCAATCGCCTTGACCATACCGTTTTTAGTCCGAACGATAAGGACTTCAGGCCCGCGAACTTGAAGAGTGTGAATCGTATTGTATTCATCCCAGTGCTCTATCTTGAATCCAGCTTCCTCGGCTTCGGCGCGCACGAGAACGAACGGTTGACCTAGGTATGGGATTTGAGCTGTGTGATTCCGTGAGATATCGGAAGGCATAGGAGCCAAAGAACATCGGTGTTTGATAATCATCTCAGTAATTCCGCAATAGTCCGTTTCGGCCTGTTAATCTTAACATCCTCACCGACCTTACCGGTCTCCAGAGTATAAGTCTCCTGCGGTTTCAAGTCAAGAGAAAAAACCGCAATATCGGTGATTAGTCTTTCTTTACCTTCGGGGGTAAGATAGTGAGCCATAGAATTAACAAGATAGCTCCCTTTATACACCCGCCAAAACGCTTCGTTCGGATGGGTTTTGAATATCTTATAGAAGAGAATGATATCCGCCGCGCTGTATGTCTCGGGCTTGACAAGCCTCCTAACAATCTCAATGACTTCGGCGCGTTTAAACGGGGTAGCTTTTGGTTTTTTACCGAGAGTCATTGTGTTAATACTCGCGATTAACAGACTCGATTCCATCCGCCGCAGATTCAATCATCTCTATCGTCACATCATCCAACAAACGGAAAAATAGAGGGTCATCATCGGTGCCACTTGTATATTCAAGAATATTATCTACAACACCGTTCAAATAGGCTTCACGGTTAGTAATCTTGATATCAAAACGCGGACTGTTCTCAACAGCAAAGATGAGATTGTCTTCGGGCATCTCGATTATGATTTTTCCATTTTGGCGATATGTTTTGGGTTGTGCCGCGCTCATAAAAAATAGGTTGTGATTTTTGGCTTATTTACTTTCATAGATTAAACGCCGCGATGGTATGTTGAAAAGGATTACCCGCAATATCTTTGACCAACCGAAGCATTTCCGCCGCGATTTCCCGAATCTCAACCTGAGCATGTTCGGAGTTGCGAAGTCTCTGGAAATTGACGAACGAACGCCAGTTAAACATTACGTCGGCCTGAATTTGGGAATTGTAGGTCTTAAAAAATCTAGCGGACTCCTTAGCGCGTTTACGGCCAAGGATGGGTTCAAGGTCTTTGAGACAGGCATGATAGAGTTCGTTTCCCGTCTTTGTATAACGCTCAAGAACACTAAGCCATTCTTCATCCTTGGATACCTCGGTTTCAAGCCGCTCATTAATAATATGATTTGATGACTTAATACCCTTCCAATCTTCCGGAGTATATGTCTTATCCTCCTTAAGTTCCTTATACCTAGCGCTTTCGGCGTTAATTGAGGCTATACGGTGCTTGAGTAGATGAATATGTGAAGCGATATCGCAGTTAATCAAGAAGTGAACGGTAGACTTCTCAAAGGGCGTTTCGTGTCCGTTATCTGCAAGCATCTTAAGAAGGCTGGGAATCCGCACCCGCTTTTCTTCTGTGAGTTCACGATTAGTGGAGGTCCACGCAGAACATGCGTTGATTTCATCACCGCCATAGTAGCCAAGGAGAGTAACAGAGTTATTCATCAATCTATCCTAGACGCTCTGAGCTATCTTGTCAAGTGTCAAAGTCCCGCCGCCTTCAACTCATGTCCTACCATTAGTTTTACTAATGAATCCAAAGATACCTTAGGCTCCCATCCCAACTCTTGGCGCGCCGAAGTTGAATCGCCGATAGGTTGGGTAGTATCAGAACGAAGGAATAGAGGATTGACACGCACTAAAACCTCCGTGCGCCACTTAAATCTATCTACGGTAAAAGTCTCCGCAACATATATTGTTTCTGAGGGTTCCCAACGTCCCTTAATTCCAGCAGCCCTAAACATCTTGTCTATAATCTCCCGTACGCTATGAGTTTGACCGCTAGCGAGAACGTAGTCCTTAATTTTAGCAGACCAAACCTTAGAGCCATAAACATCGTCGTCTACTGAACATTCGCCAATCAGTCCCTCTTGGTTAATTAACCAATGTCTATGCAAAGTATCTAGCTCTCTATTATATCGTTCTTGATTCAACATCCGCCAAACCCCATCACAAACATCTCCCGCAAACAAATAATCGCGTCTGGCATCAAGGTTTCCGACCTCAATAGGTTCAAAAGCCTTACCTTTCTTGATCGCCTTAGCAATCCTCACCACTCCTTTCGCCAACTTAGGCAACAGAAAACAGTCGGCTTGGCGCGGTGACGAATGAGGAAAAAGCACTCCTTGAACCACGTAAACCCCATATTTCTTCCGATAAACCTCACAGATTGACCCCGCAGCTTGCTTACTGACCCCGTAGAGTGACGTGGGGGGCATTCCTAACCCTTGTTCACTGCTCCCGGCACTGAATACCCGACAGTTGGGCGCAAAGCGTCTTACAGCCTCAAGGATATGGATAAGAGCGACCGTATTAAGATTGATTGTCGCGGCGGGATTCTCCCAAGAGTCGGGGACGAAAGTCGACGCAGCGAGATTGATGAGATAGTCCGGCTTCTCAGACTCAACAAACTGACTGACGGAATGACTATCGGCAATGTCGATGACGACTGATTTGACCCGGGGGTTGGCTAAGGTTTCCGTGAGATAGGCCAGGACTATCTTGGAACTGCGGCGCGCCGCAACGATTATGGTGTTCCCAGTATTGGAGAGAAGATGTTCTAGCATATAAGACCCATCTTGCCCAAGTCCGAAGACAGCGACTTTCTTGATTGACATGTAGGATAATAGGGATAGACCCCTCCAATGTCAACTAGCTCAAACCACCACCGCATCCCGTGCCAAACAAGCCTGTAACCCCTCAAAGACATAGGGAGAAAATCTCTCGCGACGGGGCTTTTGTGTGCGTTCAAGATTAAAGGTCATGCGCGCTAACATTCTCTTCGGATCTCCGGCCTTGACGATATAGTCGCACGCTCCTAATCGCGCCGCTTCCGCCGCAATATTTGTTGTCGCAGATAATACCACCTTAGGAACCGTAACCGTCGATAACTCGCGCAAAGTATTGATTCCGTACGAATCGGGTAAATTTAAATCCACAAACACAATCTGCAGTTTATTCGTTTTTAGCCATTCCTTAGCTTTGGCTAAAGTATCCACTACATGCAAATCGTAGTCAATAAACGATTCACGGATAAATTCAGCAAAAAACTTATCGTCCTCGACAAAGAGAATCGGTTTACACATTGATATTGATGGGTTTAAGGGACTCCGAACCATTGAAAAACGGCTGGGAGAAGATCTGCGTAGGTATAACGGAGAAAGAAAGGATAGACCACGAGCATAAGAAAAGTAACAACCATGACAAAAATTGTCGTTAACAATTTGCTCCCAAATACAATACGATAGAATCTATGCGCGTTGATAAGCATTGGAAGGACTTCCTTAACTTGGGCAATAGTAATCTCATGCTCGTCTATCTTAGTATTATGACGATGAACCTTCCCGTTGGTCTTTCTCGTATAATCGTAGGTTTCTTTCACCGTCTTGCAGAGAAACGTGTCAGCCTGCGCACCCTTACTCATTTCTTCCATAAGCCATTTATCCTGTGGCGTAGCGTCCTGAAGGAGGTGCGCAGGGATCTTGCTTTCGAAGACGGGAATTGTCAATTCGGGGTAGTCGGAATCGTTCTCTGGTTTATCGGCCATAGTAAAGAGAGATACACTGGGAATTGACTGGTTTTAACAAAAAAGAGGGAAATAGCACATTTTTAGCTAGTTCCCTCTTTTGTCAACTATTGCTTAACGTAATTCGCAAGATCCGCCGCTGCAAGCTTGGGCACCCAAAGTATTTGCATCCACATGAGTCTCCGTCTCTTCTACCGCACTAGCCCAGTCAACATCCTTATAGGTTCGCTTTAGGGTCAGCCAAGTATGCCAAAGAGAAACGTGTTTGAGGCAGTAGGTTGCCCGGCGCAAATCACCAGCAAAATATCTATCTGCAAACTGCTTGGCGCGACGAATCCAGTCAATCTTCAATTCATTTTGTTTATATTCACCCATCTGCTCGTAAAAAGCGTTGAGTTTAGACGCGAAGGTTGACAAAGCAACGGAAAACGCCTTCTCCGTAGAGTAATCGCGGCGACGCGGTTTAGAAGGAGGTTGGGGTTCAGTCTCCGAAGCAATTCCCATGTCTTTTAGTGCTTTATCGCAGGCATCCCAAAGATTGCCCGAGAAAGCGTATAAGCCGTCTACGACAAGACCACTTGCAAGAATTGAGCCCTCCCCATACTCACGAACAAGTTCTTCCGGAGTTAATACCGTGGTAAACGGAGCTTGCGGGTAATCCAAATCACCGGAGCTAGAGAGTAGGGAAACACCCGTAAAAAACTCACGATTGTCGTAGATGTATTTCGTAACGGCCTCCCACTCTTCAGGTCGCACGTTAATCGTGTTGCTAATGTTGTGGTGAATATCTTTAGTAACACACTTATCCTTGTTCTCTCCGTTCAAAACCCAGTTTATCTGGCTACTCTTGACCTTTTTGAGCAAATCAACTGCCCCAAGGTCATTTTTGAGAATAGCGCCCTTCGGCACTTCGCACACGAACGAAATAACGTCGTCTGTTCCATTAGCAGACCATACCGATTTTTCGACGGCCTCAGGATTGATTGACTTGAAATATTGAAGAGGAAACTCCAAATGATTAGCCTGAACGCGACGTAGATAGCGGCGTGCATGGTGGGGATGAATCCCGGAAGACGTTTGAAGCACACAGCTAGTAGAACCGGCTGGTTTAGTGCAGGTGATACGAGCAGCGGCATTAATACCGATTTTCTCAGCAGTTTGTTTGTTAATCTTTTTGCAAACCTCTGCGCCCTTGCGTTGCGATTCGGGGTTGAGAAGAATGTCGGGATTGTCCATAACACCAGTAATAGAAACGCCCAAAAGAGCTTCCTTAGCTGTAATCTCAGTGCTCTCGGGAGATAGATAGCGAAAGTTGGTATAACCCGCTTGCAACGTGCCGATAATAGCGGCGGCGCGACAGGCTTCAAAAAACTTCTCTTCCGTATCGCACCATTTACCGTTGATTTCGCATAGGTTACAAAACTGCACCCCTGAGCGCCCATCAACCGTTTGAGGGTAAAGCCCGATTTCAACGCATCTACGAGCAGTCATACCTTCGGCAATAAGGGTCCTGCGATTGTCCTCCTGAAGGCAGTAAACATCTTCATTTGACGCCCACTCGACAGAAACTACGCGAGAAAAGGTATTCTGTCTAGTCTTTCGATATAGGGAATTTTTGACAGACTGAATTCTGTTGACATCTTTTTCGTGCAGACGACAAATGTCTAGCAAATTAAAACAGTTCTGTTGGCCACCAATAATCAAACGATAAGAACTCTGAGTTTTATACTGTTTTGGTTGACGATTTGAGTCAGGCATCGTTGTCCATCCCGCTGGTCTAGACAGATTGATACGGCTAAAAATCCCAAGTTCTTGGAAGACTAACTGAACCTCCTGAAGGCACGGGTAACAAGAATTTGACAGTCGAACGCTTAAAGAACGGGAACTATTGTTCCACTCAGAATGACCATCAGTATAAAGAAAGCCTGATACAAAACCGGCTTTGAAATGCTTATCTTGGGCATGAATCCACTTTAAATTAGTTTTATCAGTAAAGCCTAATTTTTGAAAAATTTGATACAAGAACGCAGAACTCATGCTATACTTGGCTTTATTTCCAATCATTTCGTTAGTCCCGGGATGGCGGCGGAACTCGCTAGTCCCAATTTTCTGTCACTTCTCCTTAATCACAAGGAATCTGTCATTGTTATTGAGGATGCCGAACAAATCGTTCAGGCTCGCGGTAACGGCGGCGACGATAGCACGGTGTCAAGCATACTTAACATGTCTGATGGGTTATTGGCTAACGTATTATCCGTTTCTTTCATTTTGTCGCTAAATGCTCCGGAAAATACTATAGATCGGGCGATTTTACGCAAGGGTAGACTTGCCTACAAAAACCATTTTGGACCGCTGAATACTGAAGACGCTAAAAGACTATCTAAACACTTAAACAAGGATGTTGAAGTCAAGGAACCTATGACCCTTGCCGAAATTTACGGCGCGGGTGAAAAAACAAATATTTCTGATGAGCCTAGCGCGCCTAAAGTGCCCGAAGTCGGTTTTCACACCCTTCTAACTCCAATCTCTACACTGAAAAAGTAGGAGTTTATTCCCGGGTTTATTGCTTGACTTTTAGGGTCAAGTGGGTGTATAATCTGCAATGATGAACCACAAATACAAACGCCCGCGCCGGACACGCCAGATGCCGCTCAACTGCAAGTACGCGCGTCACGGCATGGCGCGGACGAATTGGCGCAAGATAGGAAAGAGACGGAAGGCGAATGGGTAACGAGGTAGAACTAAAGCCGCTGAACAAGAAGCAACAGGTATTTGTAGATGAGTACTTGAAGTCTTGGAACGCGTCTGATGCGGCACGTAAGGCGGGATACTCAGAGAAGACAGCGTATTTAATTGGTGCTAGATTGTTGAAGAATGATGAGATTTGGCGAGAAATTGACGCCAGAATGATGCTAATCCACATGTCTGCTAATGAGGCATTGAAAGAACAAACAGAAATAGCCCGCGGCGACGTGGGAATATTTTTCAAGCCTGTTGACGAGTGGATGTTCAATCCATTGCCGGAATACGAAATCCTTGACCAGAAAGAAGTATTAGACGATACGAGTGACCCGCCTAAGACGCGCATAAGTTACCGCGTCTTCCATGTCGTGCTTGACATGGAAAAAGTGATGAACCCGCAATATTCCCACCTAATCAAGAAGTTTACTAACAGCCGCAAAAATGGATTATCAATTGAGATGTATAGCCGACAGGATGCAATCAGAGACACACTAAAGGTGCATGGCAAATACACTGATCGCGTTGATCTTACGAGCGGAGGTAAGGCATTGCAACCGCCGCAAATTATAGAGGTAATCAAAACTTACATCAAAGATGAATAAACACTTACTGAATTATGACGGTAAAAAACTAACGCTTGAATTGCATCCTGGACAAACACAAGCCCATGACAGCAATAAGCGTTTTGTGTTTATCATTGCAGGCACGCAAAGCGGCAAAACGTCATACCTCCCGATATGGCTTGATCGTGAGATACGCGAGAAAGGCGAAGGGGATTACCTTGCGGTCACCGCGACTTACGATTTGCTAAAGATGAAATTTTTA